TTTGGTTTAATAGTTTCCTCTTCCTGTTCCTCTTCTTCTTCTTCTTCCTCTTCTTCTTCTTCCTCTTCTTCTTCTTCCTCTTCTTCTTCGCATTCCTCTTCTTGATCATCTTCTAATTCTTCTACTTCTTCTGCTTTTACTACTTTTTTTTCTTCTGTTTCTGCTTTAGTAATTTCTTCGTCTTCGTCTTCGTCTTCGTCTTCGTCTTCGTCTTCGTCTTCGTCTTCGTATTCGTCTTCGTATTCGTCTTCGTCTTCGTCTTCATTACCTATAATAGAGGTTTCATAAACTATTTTATTTTCTGTAATATCAGTATTTTTGATAAAAGTAGTTTCTTTGGGATTTGAAAATGTTTCAGAAATTTTCATTTTAATATTTTTTACATTACTTGAGTTAAAATTCTCATATTTTTCTTTTAATGCATTATAGTCATTTTGAAGTTGTTTATGTTCTTCTTTTAGATTAACATATTCAGGCATAGTAAATAGTAAAGATTTAAGAACATCTATAACTTTATTATTAGTATCGATAGATTTGAAATAAGAACCAAGATTAGATTTAAGAGTTCTATTAATATCATTTGTAATAGTTACAAGTAGTTTTTCAAATTCGGGGTTTTCCATGTTAGATAATATGAAATTATAATTTTATATTGATTTAAAACAATTTTAAATTAATTATTTTATTTTTTTAGGATATTATTTTTATTGTTTGTACTTGATTTAGAAACAATTTTAGCACTAATTAAGAAATCTTCATTTTCTTCATAAATTTCAGGTAAAACTTGAGATAAAGGTTTGTCAACAATTAGTAATAGTCTTTCATTTTCAAGTAATTTTCTATATTCTTGAATATCAAGAGTGCCATAAAATTTATTTAATAAATAATATGGACACGGAGCCGGTTTAATATTTTTATTATAATTATATATTTTTCCATAAATATTATTTAAAAGATAATATCTTTCAAATTTGGCAGAAGTATCTATATTATCATTCATTAAATATGAACAGGCACATTCAGGGCTGCAAAAACATCCATAACAATACATAATTGAATTAAGTTGATATTTAGGTATATAAATAGGTTCATTATCGAATGAACAAGTACACCAAAAACATGAAGATTTATTATTAATATTATTATGTTTAAGATTAAAAGTAAGTTCTTTTAATTTTCTAGAAATAGTTTTTTTTAAATTAATATTATCATTATTTGAAATAATATTATCGGTATCATTTTTTTCTATATTAAAATTTTTGTCGGTTTCGTTTTCTTTGTTATTAAAAGATTCAATATTATCATTATTAGAATTAATATAATTAAATTTGAGGTGTGAGTTTTTATTATCAGTTTCGATGTCGTAGTTATCTATATTATTAATATTGGGTTCATATTTAATATTATTAGCAATATTTTCTATATCTTCAAGTTTGCAAGCTAAATGTAAAATAATATTTGGGGTAGGTATATTAGTTATTAAAATGTTTTTTACTTCTACCACCTTACCTCCTTTTGGTTTTCTTCCGCGCTTCTTATGTATTTTGGGTTCAGATGTTTCATTATTCTCGTTTTTTTTGTCGGCATAAATAATTAAATTATTACTATTATCAGTTGCTTCTAATAATTTAAGATTTTCATAATAGGATTTTGGTCTTCTCCCTTTCTTCTTTGGTGGTTGAATAAAAAAAGCAGGAGTGTCGGTAGACATTATTTATAATTAATTATTCATTAATATTTTATATTATTTGTATATATATTATTACCGAATCTCTCAAAATTATTTTAAAATTGAATAAAAAATAAAACTCATTCCACGTTTGTATTTTTTTCTAGTAAATTTTTTTTAGATTTTTTAGGTTTAGATTTTTTAGGTTTAGATTTTTTAGGTTTATGTTTTTTTTTAGTTTTTCCTTTGCTTCTATTTGTTTTAGTTATATTTCTAGTTTGTATAATTCGGTTAATATGTTCGCCATAAGAAAGCGTGGTGCCTTCATATAATTGATGATACATAATTTCAGCATCAAACTTACTAATAGGTTGTCTAGTAATAGGATTAATAGGAGCGGTTCCAAGTAAAGTAATAATAAATTCTTCTTTATCCGGAGAACCTGGTATTCCCTGTGCTAGTAATCGTTCTATATGGGGGGTCATGATATAATTTTTAATAGTTTTAGTATGAAATATATGGTTACCAAGCAAAAATCCAGATTCGGGAGATAATTTTTCTAATGTTATAGGTTCAATAATTTTAAAATTTTCAACTTTATTACCAAAAAAATGTTTTAACTGATCAGGATGAATATCATGACCCTTTTTCCAATTATCAAAAAGTATAAAACGTTCTTGTTGTTGACTAATAAGTCGTTTTTGTTGTGTAAGTAGTTGTTTATTTTGTATTTTAGTTTGTAGGCGTGTATTATATTTCATATATATATATAGATAGATATATTAATAATATGAAATCTCTCAAAAATAAAATAAATAGTAAAAAAAATTATATTAAACTAAAAATTTTAATATAATTAAGGATGAATAAAAGTTCAATTCCATGGGTAGAAAAATATAGACCAGATATATTTGATGATATAATTTTGGATAATAATAATAGAGAGTTATTTAAAAATATATTAGGTAGAAATCATTTTCCAAATTTATTATTGCACGGTCCACCGGGAATAGGAAAGACAACTACAATAATAAATTTAATAAACAAGTTTAAGAAACAAAATAATGAAGAAAGTAAGACATTGGTAATACATTTGAATGCTTCAGACGAGAGAGGAATAGATATAATAAGAAATAATATATATAATTTTGTAATATCAGATAATTTATTTTCAAAAGGAACAAAATTTGTCATATTAGACGAGGTAGATTATATGACAAGAATAGCACAACAGGCATTAAAATGTTTAATTCAAGAATATAATAAAGATATAAGATATTGTTTAATTTGTAATTATATAAGTAAAATAGATAATTCGTTAAAATATGAATTTATAAAGGTAAGATTTAATAAATTACCTGAATGTGATATATTTAATTATTTAAATAAGATAAATAAGGAAGAAAATATAAATATGACTAAGAAAACAATAAAAAATATAATAAATAGTTATGATTCAGATATAAGAAGTATGATAAATTTCATGCAATCAAATATGTATAATAAAATAAATATATTGGATGATAGTGTATATAATATTTTGTTAAATATAAATAAAAATGAAAATATACAAGTTTTCAATAAAAATTTGAATATAATAGAAAATCGGTATAAAATAAGTAAAAGTTTAATATTAAAAAAATATATAGAATTTATGTTAAATAATAAGTTAGATTTATTGAATAGTACTATTATAGGAGAATTAGAATATATAATACATAATTTAGTGAATGAAGATTTATGTACGAATTATATATATTATTGTTTAAAATAAAGGAAGTGATTAGTTTTGATTAGAAAAACTATTGAGAGAATTAATTCGTTTGATTAGTCTAAACTGCCATTCATTGGGTGGCGAATTTTTAGAAGGATTAAAAGTATGAATAATTAAACTACATTGATTAAGATAATCATATTTTTTGAATAATTTTTTTTCAATATTATTTTCAATGGTATTATAAGATTTTTTGATATTAATTTGATTATGAGTATCATAATCAAAATTAACTAACTGTTCGGTTAATAAAGAAAGCATTTTATATAATAAAAAAGAAAATTTTTTAAAAAAATAATATATTAAAATAAATTAAAAAATAATTGATAAAATAATATAAAAAATAATATAAAGAAAAATGTTGATTGATGAGGAATGGAGTAATTTTCTAGAGAATAAAGAAGATTTAAATGTAATAAAAAGTGATATTAAGTTAGATAATAATGAAAATACAATTCCTAAATGTACAGATATATATATTTCAACAAAAACAAAAATTATATATCTAAATATAGATTTATTAGATATATATTCAATATTTTGGAAAATTAAGATTCTAGATTATGATAAACAAATGGAAGGAATAATAAAAAAACAAATGAAGTTATCGTGTAATACAAAAGAAGAATTAAGTGAAATAGAAGAATTAATATCAAATGAATCATATAATGTATCAAAAATAATAACTCATGTAGATAATCCAAATGGTAGAATTAAATTTAAAGATGTTAGAAAAATAAGCGTGGGATTATGTAAAAAGGATATAATATATACACGAACAAAAGAAAAAAGTGCATTTTATAATTGTTTTGTAATAACATTAAGAATTCTTTATAATGATAAATATAAAGAAATTCATGTAAAAATATTTAATACTGGTAAATTAGAGATTCCAGGTATTCAAAATGATAAAATATTAGAAATAGTATTAGTAAAAATATTAGATATATTAAGTAATATAACAAATGTAGAGTTTAAAATTTTAAATGATAAAACAGAAAATGTATTAATAAATTCAAATTTTAATTGTGGTTTTTATATAGATAGAGAGAAATTATTTAATATATTAAGATATAAGTATCATATAAACGCATGTTATGATCCATGTTCTTATCCGGGTATTCAGTGTGTTTATTATTATGATAATTTAAATAAAGTAAATATAAGTGCTACTGTAAATATAGATAGTAATATAAAAAAAAATAAAGATATACAAAAAGTATCATTTATGATATTTAGAACAGGTAGTATTTTAATAGTAGGAAAATGTAGTGAAGATGTGCTAAGAATAGTATATGAATATGTAAAAACAATATTAATAAGTGAATATAAAGAAATAATGACAAAAATTATAGATAGAAGTTTACAAAAAGAGCAAAAACATGTATGTAAAACAAGAAAGAGAGTGATTTATATTAAGTAATTTTTACATAATGAATTTAATAAGGGTTGAATATTTTCATATTTTTCTAATAAATTTAAAGGGTTATCATTGAAATAATATAAAAGATTAATTTTTTTGAGGAATATTTTTTTTGTAATGTATTTTTCTATAAAAATAATAATATTTTTAGAAAATTCTTTATTATCCAATTCATAATTGATAAAAATATAATTAATAAAAGAATTAATATTATAAAAATAATGAATATAGTTTTTATTAATTTCAAGCTGTTTAGACATTAAATCTGTATAGGTTAATATTTTTTTAATAAGTTTAGTTAACTTTAATGTATAATAATTTATTAGTTGATTGAAATCATTTTCCGAATTATTTAGATTATTATAAGAATGGTAAATATCAGTAAAAATTATAATAGATAAATTATTTATAATATAAATAGTTTGATTAATAATTTCCAGTTTGAATTTATTGATTTCTGAAATATAAGTTTTTATATTAGTATCAAAAGTAAAAATAGTTTTTTTATAACTAAATATAACGGCATCTTTTAAGGTTAATTCAAATGAATTGGTTTCATATGAAGAATTAGTAATATTAATTTGATTAATAAATTCTACAAAATAAATATATCCTTTTTCGCATAAATTATATACATCAACTAAAGAATCTAAATAAAGTAAAGAAATATTAAAAATATTATGAATAAGCATGACACCTTTACTGTGTAAATTTTTAATAATATTAGTGTTATTGTAAAGAGAAATATTTTTAAAAAAGAATTGATTATAATTATTAATAGTAAGTAAATATCTAGTTAAAATTTCAACAATATTTTCTGTAATCTTCATTATAATATTATAAAAAATATAATATTATATAGTTTTTAAAAAAAAGACTTATTTAATAATATCCTAAATCACAGGCTTTATTATTATTAGTAATTCCATCCCAAGCAATATCACATTTTTTAGACCATTTATATTTTTCACATAATATATCTTCATCGTGAGATCCACTAATTAAAAATGTATTAATAGGATAATCATTACATTCTCCACCAGGAATATCTCCCCTACCTTTGTTAATAGTAGATACATTTTTACATATAACTTCATCATTTATATTATATGAAACGTCCCAATAATCAGGACAGTCAGATATGATTGGTGGATATGAGTCCTCAAATAAAGATTTAGCTAAAAACAAACCTACAATACTAAGAGAAATAATTAAAACAATAACAGATATAGTTAATATTGTTTTTTGAAATGAATTCATATTATATATTATAAAATATAATAATAAAATATTATTATATTTTATAAAATTATAAAATGAATAATACAGCAAATGGTAGAGTGAATATAATGGGTCCAAATGTTTCTACTAAATTTTCAATGATGGATAAAATTCCTTTAACCACAAAAACAGATTATAGTAATGTTTTAACAGGTACGTTTGAAAAAACCCGTTTATCAGATGCATATTTCTCGCAAAATAATATTCAAATAATTCAAAATGCATTAAGAAAAGGAGTATATGATAAATCGAATGAATCAATATTAATAGATTTACAACCAGAGGATCAAATTGTTACAGTAATGAGAAGTATGTTTTATCAACATTCAAAAAATTTAGATAATAATATTCCACAACAAATTCAAGCATTAAATAATTATGTAATAAGATTTTGTGTAAATTCAGTATTTAATGAAGCAGTAGCATACTTAAAATATAAAGAGGATACAAGTAAAATGCATGTTCCTATGAGCGCACCATTATATTCAAATAAAACTAATAAAACATTAGAATTGAAACCTTGGTTTTAGAGGCTTTAACGAGGTCATGCTTGTTCAGTGTTTTTTAGGTTTTTTAAATTGAGTAAATTCTTCTTTATCTTCAAGAATAAATTCATTATAAAGTTTCTTCAAATTCTCTAATTCATGTAACCATAAATCTTGAATTTTAGAATTATTAATTTTTTTTAATTCTAATTCTTTATCACTGTGTTCTTTCATTAATTTATCTATATTTTCTTGAGAAACACTATCCATTGGCATTTTAGTAAGATAATTAAAATTTCCATTTTCTAAATCTTTATCAAATTTCATAGATACAAGTAAATTATTAATTTGTTCTTTTGTTTTTTTCCTAAGGTCAATTTTATCATCTAAATTACCTCTAATATATTTAGCCCTATTAGATAAAGTAATTAATTCTTTAGATAGTATATCAATTAGATAAAGTTTTCTTTTATTATAATATTCAAGACGAATACTATAATATTCTTCAATAATTTGATAAATACTATCATATTTTTTAAGTTGTTCTTTTTCGTTAAATAGATGCATATTAGTAGTACTTTGAGTAGTATATAATTTTAAATATTTTTCAATACCTTCAAGACCATAATCGTGTTTTTGTATTAATAGTTTTGTAATAATATTAGGATAAAATTGTATAATAAATTCAACATTAGATTCAGTAGACATATCAGAATAATCTTTAATATAGTTTTTATCTTTAGAATTCAAAAGTGATTCAATAAATTCTTTATAATCTTGAGTCCAAGTTCCAATAGGTAATTCAGAAATACGAATTTTATCAGAACCTAAAATTTCATAAGATCCTTTAATTAGATATTTTTTATTATGACTATCACAAGATATTATTGAACCTTTAAAATTTTTATAATAAGGTTCAATAATTCCAAATTCTTTTTCATTTTTTAGCATATTTTGTAAATATTGAATAATTTGAATTGGATTATATGACATAATGTCAGTACTAAATCCGGTTCCAATTCCTTTAGTTCCATTAACAAGAATCATTGGAATAATAGGAGCATAATAAATCGGTTCAACTAAATATCCATCGTCTTGTAAATATGTTAAAATTTTATCATCAATTTCCGGATATATAGCACGAGTAAGTTTAGATAATTGTGTAAAGATATATCTTTCAGACGCAGCATCTTTACCTCCCATAAGACGAGTTCCAAATTGGCCTTTAGGTTTAAATAAATTAATATTATTAGTTCCAACAAAATTTTGGGCGAGTCCAATAATTGCCCCGTTTAAACTCGCTTCGCCGTGATGATATCCAGAATGTTCTGAAACATAACCACTAAATTGTGCAACTTTAATTTCATTATGAAGTTTCTTTTTAAAAGCAGAATATAAGATTTTTCTTAAACTAATTTTAAGACCATCTGTTAAATTAGGAATAGAACGATCATTATCATATTTTGAGAAATGACGTAAATCATTATTAATAAATTCTTCATATGTTACTGATGTTTTACTAGTATCAAGATAAGCATTTCTATCATAAACTGATAACCATTCTTTTCTATCATTAGCTCTTTTTTTATTAAATACCATATCAATTAAATCACAACATTTTTCAGTCGCTGTAAAATTAACTATTTTCTTTTTCTGAAAATATTCTTTAAATTCTTTACTGGTGCTAGTTCCAAGACCCTTATAATATTTAATAGACCATTTAGAAACATCATTATTAGATTTCCAATGTTCAAATTCACCATTATTATAAAATTCAATAATATCTTTACCCTTTGAAGCTTTTAAAATGGGTGTATTCATATAACCAATAAATTCGGGGATATCAATTAGAGATTTCCATTCACTATCAAACATATTAATACCAAGTCCTTTAATATGACTACCGTCTAAATCTTGGTCGGTCATAAATAATATTTTTCCATATCTAAGTTTAGTTTTAATATCATCAGATGTATAATCTTTACCGTGTTCTAGTCCAAGAATTTGTTTAATTTCCGCAATTTCTTTATTATCGGAAATTTTTGATACACTTTCTCCTCTAATATTAAACATTTTACCTTTCATAGGATAAACACCAATAGTATTTCTATCTTCTCTTGATAGACCAGAAATAATTCCAGATTTAGCGGAATCTCCTTCACATAAAATAATTACACAATCATTAGATTTGGCTGTTCCAGCAAAATTAGCATCAACTAATTTTGGAATATTACGAATATTTTTAACTTTAGCACCATCAGTTTTCTTGGCTGCTTTATTTTCTTTAACTTCAGTAATACTACAAGCAGTTGACATAACTCCCATTTTAGCTAATTTTTCAATAAATTTATCAGAAACTTCACATGATGAACCAAAATTACTGACAGCAGTATTAAGATAATCTTTGGTTTGACTATCAAATGCAGGATTCTCAATAGTGCAATTAACAAAAATCATTAATTGTTCTTTAATAGACGCAGGTTTAACATCAATATGTTTTTTAGTTTTAATAAATGTAGTAATTTTTCGGATAATTTGATTTGTAATATAATCAACATGTTTACCACCTTTAGACGTAAAAATTCCATTTACAAAACTAATATGAGTAAATTCTTCATTGGGAGCAATACAAACAGCATATTCCCATCTTCCATTATATTGTTCATATATTCTTTCAGTTTCACTTTTATTACCAATATATAAATCAATATAATTTAAGAAACTTTTGACTTCGAGTACTTGAGAATTAAATTTAACTTTAATAGATTTATCAGTAACAGCAGCAATATCATAAATTCTTCTTAAGATGAGAGATTTAAAGTCTTTATCAAAGCCAGATATTTTAAGTTTTTCAAAATCAGGTTTAAAACTAACAGAAGTATAAGGTTTAGTTTTACATTTAGTAATTATTGGTTTATCAATTACATTTAAATTATCATGAAATTCTTGAACGTATTTTTTACCCGTTTTATGGTCGACCGTTTCAATTTTACCCCACGTAGACCAAATTAAAACTAATTTAAAACCAAATCCATTTTTTCCACCAACAATTTTTTTTTCATTTTTATCATAATTAGTAGAGGTTCTTAGATGTCCAAAAATTAATTCAGGAATCCATATTTTATATTCTGGGTGGATAGAAACATCAATACCATTTCCATCATTATATAAAGTAATAGTTCCATCGTCATCAACTGTAATATTAATATTAGTTACGGGATAATTCTTTTCCTCTGCATTAGAAGCAATTAATTGTTGCATTCTAATTGCATGATCTCTACAATTAACAATACCTTCATCAAAAAGTTTATATAGTCCAGGAACATATTTAATGGGTTTTTCAATAATTTTATTTTTTTCATTATCAAATATGTAAGTATTATTATTAATATTTTCAATAGAACCTATATAAGTATCTGGATTATCTAATACATGTTGTTTATCAGATTTTTTTTGATATTTCTTAGCAAGTTCTAGATTGTTTTTTGACATATAAATGTAATGATAATATCATTTTAAATATATTTTTAATATCAATTTTAGTAAAAATAAAATATTTTTATTTTTAAATTGTATAATTTTAATAAACTATATTATTAATGAGTAATATTTGTTTAAATATTAAGAATTCAATTGAAATTTCAAATAATTATTATATTTTTAATAATGTTGATAATATTATTGGTGATTTTTTAGACGAAGATATATTAAAAACAACAAATTATGGTCTATATGAAACAAGCGGAAATAAAATTTATTTAATTCAAAACATACCAAAAACTCATCCAATTGGTTTTTATGATGCTTCTGGTATAAGCGAAATTGTTGATATATCAAATTTGATACATTATGATGTTTCTTATGGAAAAGCAATAAATATTTATGTATCAAAAGGAAGTGATTTAAGTTTTAATAATAACAATTATTATAGATTTTATGATGAATCTTATAATTTACTTAATATTTCAGGTTCATTAATAGAAACAGGATTAACAAATAGTGGAGATAATTTTTATTTTATGAGATCGATGAAATATACTTTTATTGCTATTGAAGATTTTTGTAGTAATCATCCATTTGCCTTAAGTGGTGAAGCGTTAAGCGAGTTAAATTATGATGATTTAAGTTTACAGAAATTGGATGATAGTTTTAATATTATAATTCCAAAAAATACAAATAATGACACTAATAGAATTTTTTATGTAGATGCAGAACAAGATGATATAAGTGGAGAATTAAGTATTTTAGTAGATGCAAGTAATATATCATATTATTATGGTGATATAAATATATCAATAGATTCAAGTTATTCAACGCATTATGATAGTTCAAAGATATCTATAAAATCATTTGAATTAAATGGAATAAATCAAGTAAACAATGTAAATTTATTTATTTATGATAGTATATGTGATTATATAGTAGAAGAAGTTTCACAATTTGTAAATATTTTATTTAATCAAAGAAAAGAATGTTTAAATATTGTTTCAGAAGCAAAATTAATAGATGCTTCAAATAATATATCTTTTTATGAGTTTAATTTAAATAATCATGGATTGGTTAATGTATCAGGTGAATTATTATACAGTTTAAAATATGGTCTATATGATGGTTCTTATATAATTTTTAATGTAGATTCAAATTATCCATTTACAATTAAAAATAATGATATTAGTAATGCGATTTATGTAGACGAAGAAAACACTACGGGTATACTTCATAAGTCAGATTCAAGAGTACAAATATTAGGAGAACCATTAAATACTTATAATTATTATTTCAATACGGTTAGAATAAAAATAGATAATACAAGCGGGACATTAATTCAAAATCAAGATATACCTATTCATATTTTAAATTTACAAACATTAAATAGCCATTATGAACCATCTAATAATTTTTGTTATACATCATTTTGTACCGATCCAGATAATGTAAATAATATAGCATATAGAGATTTATCATTTATATTATTTAATCAAAAAGATATAGCTTTTACTACTGATTTTTCAGCAGTTGTAGATAATATTTATTATTTAAATTTATATCAAGAATATATTGAACCAATAATCCCATATGTGCTAGTAGATAGATATAATCATGATTTATCTAATTTAATAATTTCAACAAAACCGATTGAAACAATTTTACCAGACGGAACAGTATTATCAAATATTCATCAAATAAATTATAGTTTATCACATTTCATAATTACTTATACTGCAGAAGATTATGAAAAAACGATAATACAGTTACATAGATTGGTGGAAATTAAAAAAGGTCCATATATAGAAATATCAGGTAATTATCAATTATTTAATAATTCTAACCCATTTACAAATACAATAGATATATCAACAAATACTATAAGTCCTTTTTATAATTTTTATGAAAATTTGGATGTTTTTGTATATGACATTTTTGGAAATAAAATAAATTTACCATTTGAAATAAATATAATAGGAGAGTATTTTGATTCTTCGAGTATATATGGTGAACTTATACGAAATAGTTATTCAAATGAAATAATAAAATATGAAAATATAGATTTAACAGATGAACCACTAAAATTTCAAGATGGTGATACAGATTTTTCAAGAAATTATTATTTATCAACAAATTTTAATTTTAACTTTATTTCAAATTCAACAAAATATATAGATGAGAAGGGTATAAGACTGTTTAATATAAATGTTTTACAAATAAATGGTAATTTTAATAGTCCAATTTTAAGTATAGCAAATTTAATTCATATTAATGATAATATAAATGATTCTTATAGAGATTTTCTAATAGATCCTTTACAAACTAATATAAAATCATTATTTTTAGATGGAGATAGTTTATCTATAAATAAGGTAGATAATACATTAAGTATAATTGATTTAAGTCAAAATTATAATGATTTTGATAGAAATTATAATTTACATACAACAATTCAAATAACAAATTCACAATTTGTTATTTCAATATCAGATATAAATGATTCTGCAAATAATTTTTCCATAGATGGTAGTTTTCATGAAATAGATTTTTTTAATTTAAATGATATAGATACTCGATATATTGGTTATTATGAAATGAAACTAGATATTAAAGGTCTAAATAATGAAGATTTTATATTTAATGATATAAGTGATATAATAGATTCAAGTAGTTTATTACTAGATTTTTCAAGAACATTTTTAATAAATGTTATAGATACGCAAGGAGTAGATTTAAATTTTGTAAATGAAACTGTGTTAACTCAATCGCCAAATCCATTATTATATGATTTTAAATATTCAGTAGATTTTAGTTTTAATATTTTTACTGATATATCTTTTTTTAAAAAAGGAGATTCATTTTTAGAAACTACAAATACTCCATTATTAGAATTGTCTGACAATTCTATATATGATGGCAGTTTAACATTTGTTTTATATCCAGTAACAAATATAAGTCAAACATATGATAATGGTTATTATATTCATGCAACTGATCCAACTAGGGCAGCAGAGGCATATATTAAATATACAGCATTAGATTTATGTGGTAATATAAGTAATGATGTATGTTTAAATATAACATTTACAGATATACCTATAATTTCTTTGTTAGGTTCTCGTATAGAAAAAATCACCGTGAATTCTATATATGTTGAATCTGGTTTATTAATAGAAAGTGATATTGGCGAGGAATCATATGTTCCAACAAATGGATCTTATTCAGGAAATTTTTCATCAAATTATACAGAAACAACAGATGATCCGGTGGGCTATGATATTTCTTGGGGTTTAGTCTTAGATAATACTACAATTGGTATATATGAATTAACTTATGAAGTAAGAAAAACAGGTAAAACAGAATCAATTAATATAAAAAGATTAATAGAAGTAGTAGATATAAGTAATCCATTTTTTAGATTTCCTAATTTATCTACGTTAGATTATATAGATGGTTCAAATGATTCAAATTTTGTAGCAATAAAAGATAATTTATTTGATAATAAATTTGAATTTAGTTTTAATATAGATTTTAGTTTGTCAGTATTTAATACATTTGATGATTTAAGTTTTATAATTAATCAATTTGAAATAAGTGATAATTATTTTGAAAGAAATGATTTGAGTAGTATAATTACATTATCAATAAGTGGAGAAGGTGATATATCTTTTAATGAAATAGGATTAAGTAATGTATTTTTAACAAATGATGGTTATTTAAATAGCGATAATTGTTTTAATAAAGTAACAATTGGTTTAAATGAAATTGAACCATTAGTATTTAATTATAAGGTAATAGATGTGTGTGATAATTCATTTAATATTTTAAGAATAGTAGATATAGTAGATAAAAGTAAACCATCTATAGATTTTTCTTTTAATTATATAGACGAAACTGATATAAGTTTTGTAAAATTTAATGGTTCAGATAATAAAGATTTTTCATATCAAGCATTTAATTATTTAAAAAATACAGATTTATTTTTACGTGAGTTAAGTTCTATTATTTTTGATTTTACTTTAATAGATAATTATGAAGTAGTAAATTCAAATTATATAATTACAATCTCGGGAGTAACAATTGATTATAAACAGGAAAATATCAAAACAATTAAAGATATAAGTAATAATATTATATTATTAAACTTATTTTCAAATGTTGATACATCATTAGTAATAGTTTATGAAATTTCAGATAATCAATATAATGATATTTCAATTAATAGATTTGTTGATATAATAAATACAATAGATCCTTCTATTAATTTCAATCAAAGATATGGATATGATGATAGAATTTATATAGATTTTGGTGATACAAAATATAATATATCAAAAGATTTTAGTTTATCTCATCCTAGAATTTATTTAACAGATATAAGTTTTGATTTAAGTTATATTTTACCAACTAATATTACATCTTTAAGCGGAGAATATGAATATGACCCAAATGCAATAATTTATTCTGTTAGTGGTGATATTTCTTCTGTTCATTATGATATAAGTTTTTATTCAGTTACAAGAGACGGACAATACGATACGAGTTCAGATGAATTAAATATTAAATTGATTATTACAAATCAAGGTCCAACTTTTAATGAAATACCTTATATAAATATTTTAGATACATCTTCAATTCATATTATTCATGAAGCGGGAGAGTTTTTTAATGATGCATCATTTATTTTGGGTTTAAATGCGTTTAGTGAATTTGATAAATTTTATTATAAAAATTATTTAACAGATATTTCATATTTATCAAGTAATTATGATGTTAGTTATGATTCATCATTTAATATTGAAAACCCAGAATTAGGACCACTAAGAGAAGCAACAAGTTATAAAGTTAGATATGATGTAAGAGATAAAAATAATCAAATAAAAACATTAGTAAGATATATTCTTATAACGGATACACAAAAACCAATAATATCAATATCAAATGATGTTATAAATGTTAATCAATTTGAGGAATTAGTTATGCCCAGTGCATTTTTTTTAGATAAAGGTTCCAATTTATCAGCAATACAAGTTGATATAAGTAATACAAGTAATACAATTATAAAAAATATATCAAATTTAAGTTTTGTATTAAACCCATTACAATCATATACTTTTTCTTCATCAGAATTATTATTAACTGGAAATGATACTAGTAATGGATCAATTTCATATCAAGTAAGATATACAGCATATGATAGATTTAATAATCTAGCAGAGAAATATTTAACTATTACAATAAATGAAACTACAAATTTTGTAATAACACCAAAACTTTTCATAAGTGGATATGAGTTTGATTTAAATTTAAATTTTAATAATAATTTTAATAATTTAATAAATAATAATACAGATAATTTATCATCTATATTTGATTTATCAGATATTCAATATGATGCATTTAATAAAACATTTACATATGAAGTAAAAAAAGCAAAATTCAATAATTCAGTTTTCAATTTATTAGATTTTAGTATGCATGCAAGATATATAAATGATATTATACCAGATTATAATAATACAATAATTAATAATATATTATCTGGTTCATTAGGTAATTACAAAATAATATTTCAAAGTTTTAATGATTATAATTTTGAATCAGAAATTGAAATAATATATTTCAATATAGTTGATACTAGTCCACCGGATTTATCTTATATTTTATCAATAGATTATGAAGATATAGCAAAAATAAAAATTCCATTGTTATCATTTGATACTTATGAAACATTAAAAACAAATTCAAATTATTTGGAAAACAACAATTTATTTAATCCTTATTATTTTACTAAAGACGGTGGTGGTAATACGATGATTTCAATTCCCGGTATAAACATTGTTGATATTATGGGAGGAATAGGACAAACTTTAAGTAATGAAACATTACCATCGGCATTTGATAATAGTTTATCATTATTTATAACTTATTTAAAAGATTTATCAATCGGTACTTATAATATTAATCAATATACATCTAAAAATTTCACACAAATAAACGAAACAACTGAAATAGTAACAATTAATCCAAATTTATTACATAGTGGAATAAATGTTTTTATTAATCATTCAGATATAGATCTTGGAGGTTATGCATATGTTAAATTTACATATTTAGATGGAACAATTCATGAATTTAGACATCGTGGTACTAGTACACGACAATTTTATAATTCTAGTTCTACATTATGGAGTAGTAATTTTGGATTAGGTAATCATAGTACAATAGTAACGTCTCATACAGGAAATACTACAAAAAACTATTTAATAGAATGTAGTGTAATTTCAGGCGTAAGTACTTGGATATTTAAAGCATTGGATGGAGGAGTAAGTCAAGTAGAATTATATGAAAATTCGGCCGGAGAAGGAATGTTAGGAGTAGAAGTTAAAGATATACCAATTTTTGATATATCAAATAGTTATCTATTATTGAATGCTGGTAATTATGTCCAAAATTTTAGAGTATTTGATGCGGGTGGTAATTTTTCAGATATATCAAGATCAATATCAGTAGAAAGATTAAATCCTTTTATAAATTTAAATTATACAGAAGATGCAAAAAGTAATTTATTTTTAAAAACTTATCATAAGCTATTTACTCCATATATAGATATATTAGGTAGATCATATGATTATTATTTGGGAGAATTTACAGGAAATTCTATTGTAACAGTTCAATTCTTAAATGAAAATGTTTTAGGAGTACAAACAGTTAAATATGAGTTAAAAAATTATCCTAATACAATAGCAGAACGAGATATTCATGTTGTAGAAATAACTTGTTTACCTATAGTAACAGATGGATTAAATAATTTAATTCCCGAAGGATTAAATAATAAATTTGGTTTGTATAATGATAATTATGTAATATATATAAATGATCCCTCAGATGCATTTAGAGTGTATGGTTATAATCATGATTATAATTTTAATATAGATATAAGTGATTTGATAAATATAAGCGGAGAAAATGTTGTAAGTTATGAAGGTTATGAATATCATTGGGGTAAAGTTGATATAAGTGTAAATGATAATTTTAATAGAGCAAATATTGAATATTTAAACAGCGATTCAAGTAGAATTATATTAGAAGATATATTTTTATATACAGAGGAATGTTTTCAAATTTTAATTAATCAAATAATTTATAAGCCATTACCAAGTGATTCATTTAGAGTAGATGTATCCGGATATAATGATAAAGATATTTCATATCAGTTTTTTACATTATCGGGGGAATTATATCCCGCAATTGACGATAAATTACGACATTATATAACTGATGTTTCTAGGGCAAATTTACATTTGGCGATGGGAAGATATACATTCGTCCAAGATACAGAAAAGAATTTTTATAATAGAATTAAATTTTCATTAACTGAAGACGGAACACATAATGGTGGGGTAGAATATACAAAGGGTATTGTAGAATATGGTTTACCAGGTTTAGAAGGTGGATATACTGATTTAATTTTATCTATATCAACTCCATCACCATTATATTATTATTCAGAATATTTTCCAAATATGGGAGGTAAAATAGAAACTAGAAATAATTTACTAATAACAACAGGAAATATATATGTAAATGATAATGTTTTAAGTGTAGATAATTCATTGGTATTACAAAGTTTTAATAGTGAAGAAGTATTATTAAATAAAATATTTTTGTCTCAAAAATTTGATTTATCAGGAATAAATGGAGATGCAAACTATATAAGTAATGTACATTATAATTGTATAACTCAACAAAATATAAATCATAATGTTTTAATAAATAAAAGTGATAATTTATTAATATTTAAAAAATATCAAAGTTCGCCAAATTATGATCCAGTTGCCGAAGGTGTAGTTTCATATGTTCCTAGTTATAATAGTTCTAATATACATGCAGATATTTCAAATGTAAATTTAAAACACGATATACGTAATCATTATTTATACGATTGTAGTGTTAATATGTATACAACTGGCGTTTTCCAATATGATTACACGATAGATACTTCTACTAATATACTAGAAAATTTATCAATTAATACATTAACGGAAAAAATATCAGTAGCAGTTGGTTGTGGTAATGATAATACAATTGCATATTCATTAGATGAAGGAAGTAAATGGATCGGTGCGGGTAAACAATTATTAGATATTTCGGGATTTGGAATAGCTTATAATAGAAATACAAGATTTATAGCGGTGGGTAGTGGAACAAATCATAGTATTATATATTCAGACGATGGAATTAATTGGTTTCCATCAATTGATTCAAAAATAATTTTTGATAATTATGCAAAAGCAGTAGTTTATGATAATTCAAATTCTTATTGGTTAGTAGGGGGTAAAGGGTCAACAAATACTATGGCATATTCTACTGGAGGAATAAGTTGGTTTGGATTGGGTAAAACTGTATTTGAAACTGAAATAAATAATTTTTCAAAACATAATAATACTTATATATTAGCACTTGGAAATGGATTAAGAAATTCGATAGCATATTCTAGCGATGGATTAAATTGGATAGACGGTTTAGCTTTAGGAGGAGAAAATACAAGGACGATATTTTCAGTTCAAGGAAATAGTGGTGTATATTATAAGAAAGAAAATATTTGGATAGCAGTAGGAGAAGGTATTAATAATTCAATAGCATATTCTAGAGATGGTATAACTTGGAGTGGTATGGGAAAATCAAGAATAGTAGAAGGTAGAGATATAGATGTTAATGATAATATCATAGTTATAGTGGGTAAAGGAGAAATAAATAATCCTGTTTATTCTGCAATTATATATTCGTATGATGGATTAGCTTGGTATTCTACGCATACATCAATATTTTCAGAATGTAATTCGATTGTTTGGACTGGTTCTATATGGATAGCAACTGGATTAGGTCCTTTACATAGAATAGCTATATCTAGTAATGGAATAGAATGGTTAGGATTAGATAATACATTAGATTTATTTTCTGATTTAGGTTTAGGTATAGAGGGATTTATAAAAAAAACTTTATTAGATGATGCAAATAATATATTATATGAAATAAATACAATGGATTTATTTTATTCAAATGGCGAAATAGATAATTATAGTCACTTTTTTAGAAAAAATAGATTATTATCAAGTAGATTAGTTAAAAATAATTTTATAAGTAAAATAAATGAATTAAGATATGTTAATCATGTATCACTATTAGATAATAATAAAGTAATAGATTATTTCTTGGATAAATATTTGAATTCAAGTAGAATAATATTTAGTCATATATTTGATAATTATGTAACATTTAATTTACAAACATATATAGATTTATCTAACTTATATATTGATAAGGATTTATTACAAATTATAAAAAACGAATATATTCCTTTATATGAAAACAGCAGCAGTTATATAGTAGATAATAATAATTTATTATTTGATGAATATATAGTAAGTATATGGAGTGATATATCTGGCGATTTACCAATAATTGAAAAAACGCCAGAAGAAAGTATATTGTTATCTAATGGTTTAATTGAATTAAATGAATATTTATTAGATTCAAAAGATAGTAGTAATGTTTTATTCAAATTATATGATGACGTGATAAATTCCCAAGGTTTAGATCATGTAAATAGTGAATTAAAAGAAAGAGTATTTTTATCAGTGAGAGATATTTCTATGATAAATCATGATTATAATCAATATATCGGAATTACTTTGCAAAATATTTTTCATAATATGTATATTGATGAAAATGACGTGTTAATTTTCCATGCATATGAAGATTTAGCAAATAATTTTAAAGTAAACGAAGCAAGTTTATCATTAGAAAAAACATTAATAGAATTTTCAAATAATAATAATAAAAAATATTTGTTAGAATTATCATCAAATGATGTTTATGGTTGTTTTGTAGATAATAGTAAAAATATATATGAAATTTCAAATACGAAAAATGATATAATTACACAAGATCCATTAAATTATAAATCATTTATGGCATACTTTTTTGATAATGAACTACAAAATGATAACAAATATTTGAGTAAATTTGATATTAGACCAATGTCATTAAATGATATATGTTATAATATGTATCCATATAGTTATGATCCTTCCTTACAAAAATTACATAGTCATAGTTATTTAATTGATTTAAATGATTATTTTGACAGATATATTTATAATAATTCAAATCTAGAAGTGCCATATAATGTATATAATAAAAGTTATTTATCTTATAGAATTATAGATATAAGTTATATAAATGAATTTAACATTTTTGATATTAGAACAAGTCAAAATATAATTTATGATAAAAGTAAAATTGAAATATTAAATTATTTACAAAATTTCTTAATTATATTAAAGTTCAAGGTAGATTATATAGAAGAAATATTGAATAGTAATTTAATTAATAAACATAACCGAGTATCAAGTGTATCAAATGATTATGAATATATAAATGATTTAAATATTCAAAATATAAATTTATTGTATAACTCTATTGATTTTATATCTACTAATTATCAATTAAGTTTACCCAATAATTCATTGAATAAATTATTTTCTAATAATTTTTATAATTTGAAACAAGTAAAAGAAAAATATTTAAAACTTGAAGAAATTTTTATTTATCACCAGAATAGTGATAATATAAATTTAACTGGAGATACATATGATAGTATACAAAATTTTAATAATATAGACCAATTATTAACCGATGCAAGTTTAATAAATATAAATATAGATAATATGCTTAATAATAATTTGTATTATTATTATAATCGTTATATAATAGAAAATATAATAATACCAACTAAATATTCAGTTTTAAGTAATTATAATGATTTTGATTTATTATACAGATTATTGAAAGATTTTAATGAAATTAAAGAAAATTATGATAATATTATATTTGAATTTAAGTTACGTCATTTAAACGATTCATTATTTTCGGGGGTAAATATAATAGATTATAGTTTTATAGATTTATATGATATATCAAATATAAATAATTTTACTTTCGGTTTATTAAATAATTTTGTAAGTTTAGATCTGGTATTAAGAAATCAAATTCAATATTCAAATATTTATATTGATACTGGTGGTGGAACATTTAATACGCCTGATACAAATTTTACATATACGTATAATGAAGAAAATGTTATATTAACAGATTTAAGTAATGCAACAAATTTTATTTTAAATAATTTTAATTATTTTATAAATGGAATAGGAAAAAATTATGATTTTATAAATAAAACAAGAGAATATGATAATATAAATTATTTTATGAGTGGTAGTAAATTATTACTAAATAGTTTTTATTCAAATAATCTAGAAATAAGATTTGAAATAAAATACAATAGTTATTTATTTCCAGATAAATATGTTGATACGGTAGTATTAGACTTAGCAATTCCTGATTATGTTCCGCCTACATTAATATTCGGTAAAACAGATTTATCATTCTCTCAAGCATTATCAACTATTATAGATGGAAATATAAATGTATTATTAGAACTTTTAATTCAGGATATTTCATTTATTGAAATAAATCAAAACATACAAATGAATAACAAATTTGATTTATGTTATAATTTAACAAATGTTACTTATAATGATACCCAGTATCAAGGATACGTGGAATCAAACGTAATAAATGATGTTTATTCAATTCTTGAAATAGATGTAAGAAATCTTTATAATGAAACTAGTAATTTCTTAGGTGACGATGCTTCAATTAATATTTTTTATACTATAATTGATAATGCAAATAATAGAAATACTATAACTAGATCAGTAAATGTAGAAAGAGCATTTGCATATCCGGAATTTTTTATTAATGGACTAACATTTGAAGAATTTTTACTATCATTAGGTGGAAATAATTGGAGTTTAACGGTTCAAGTAGGTTCAATTATTACAGAAAATATATTGTTAGCTGGTTTAAGTGCAATTGATCCCGCATCAGGTGGAAGAGGCATAACAATAATAGTAGAAAATACATTAACAGATACTAATACAACAGGTGTTTTCGAAGGAGTAATTACATATACAGCAATAAGTAATAAAGGAGTAGGAGTTACTACAATAATAACAAGAGATATAATAATTATTGAAGATGCAATAGATAATGAAGACGGCGATACTACTTCATCTAATATAAACAACTTTAACTTTACTGGACCTTGTCCTTGTCCTATATTTTACAAACCAATTCAGCACAATTATAAATTAGGTTCAAGCGCATCAAATGTTATGAGATTATCAAAAATAATTTTAAGAAAATAAATCACTATATAATTTTTTTATGATAATTTAAAAAAATTATATTAATTTTATTGTAATTGTTTAATTGTTCCATTAAATTGATCAATTACAATATAATTAATATCTTTATTAGATGAAATGTAAAAATTAAATCCAGAGCGATCAGAAATATTTTCACCAAACATACTATTTGCAAGAGGTCCGATATAATTTAAACTTGTATTTGCATAATTAAAACTATTATCAAAAACAACAACAGTATTATTAAAATGCACGAAAGAATTATCAATACTATCTTTTATTTTATTAAAAGTATTCATATGAGGATACAATCCAAAAGTATAAATATTGGGTTCAACATCTCCCGGGTCTCTATTTAGATATTTGATTCCTACTGTTGCATGAATTTCAAATAATTCATCTTGTTCTCTATTTTTTATTTCAATAGTTTGACTGTTATTAGAAATGTCAATTTTATTACCATAACCTACATCATAAGTAATAGGAATATATTTAATATTTGGATAATTAACTTTGTCTAAAATTAAATTATCAGAATTATCTCTGTCAATTTCGTAGTGTAATCTATGAATATCATATGATATGTCATTTCCAGATATATCTTTTCTTAAACTCATAGTAGCATAATTAATATTAAATAAAATATTATTCCATCTACTTTCTGGATTAGTATTATATATTTTTAATATATTAAAAGTATCATCAAAAGTTATAGTTCCTGGTTGAAAAGTTTTAGAATCATATTCTCTTTTATGTACAGGTAATATAAGCATACCATTTGATAAATCGGTAAGTCCATCATTATCTAAATAATTAAATATATGAAGATTATTAATATCTAATCTATCAGCAACTAGATTATTAAAAACTGCATTAGTAGGTGCTAATGCATCCCCAAAAACACCATTATTAATAATAGTTGTTCCATTTGATGTTATAGTATTAGCATTAATAGTATTACCAGATAGTTCATTAAATTTTATTAATTTATTTACGCTAAGGTCATTTAATTCAGCAATTGTATCTACATATAACTTGTTTAAAGATGCATCTCCATCAACAGATATATGATTATAACTAGCTTCGCCAAATGATATAAGTTTATCTTTTACAAATAATCTATTTACTGATATTTCGTAAGCTAACATATAATTACCAAATAAATCTTCATTTAATAAACTAGTAATTGAAGCATTACTAACCGATAAAGAATTTAAATCAGCTAATGGAAAATCAATAATTTCTGCGGTTATTTTTTTAACAATTAATTCGTCGGTAACAGTAATTGTATTTGTGTTAATATTATCAGAAACATTAAAATTATTACTTGATAATTCAGGAACAAACAATTTTGATGTACTAATATCGTGCGCTATTAAAAAACTCATATCAATTGATTTACCAGTAAGCAAATTAAATGATAAAGATGATACGTCCATTTCATTTACAGTAAAAATTTCAGTATCAACTCTATTACAAGAAATTTCATTAATTTTTGCTAAATTATTAATATGTAAATTATGAACTCTAATAGCATTATCACTAGTATCACCAGAAATATCTATAGAATAGAGTGGTGTTTTTCTATTAATTCCAATTCTATTAATCTTAGTATCTATACAAACAACATTTTCACTATTTACAAAACTATGTGAATTAAAATTAGTAGAAGTTTTTTTAATATTTGCAACTATCTGATTGGTAATAGAAGACATTTCTATATTAAATAAACGTATATATTATTTAATATAAAATTTAATATAAAATTTAATATAAAATTTAAGGCAAAATTATAATTTATGATTTATGATTTATGATTTATGATTTATGATTTATGATTTATGATTTATGATTTATGATTTATGATTTATGATTTGGGTATTTCAACTGGTATATATAATTCTTGGGCTATTACTATATTAGAATTACCATGATTATGTCCTAATACTCCTGAACTTACATCAATATTATTATTTGCATCATCCACCATTAAAAATTCTATATTATTTGCACCATCCGCTATTAAATATTCTAAATAATAAGTAACAGGAGCATTATATCCTGAAAAATCAATGTATAATCCATTATATATTCCTTTATTTGTAACGCCCGTTGTCGTACCCAAACTTAAATCTGCATATATAATTTCATTATGATTATTTTTCACCCTAAAAGATATTGTTTGATCAGTTTCATTAGAACAAATGTAATTTACTTTAAAATCTAATTTAATATAACTATTAATTGATACTGGATTAATAGTAACTGTATAACCATCAGCACTTAAGTCATGCCATGTTCCATATATTTGTGTTATATTACTTGATAAATCTACTCCTTTTGCTACTGCGAACGTGCTATAAGAAACTGGAACTTTAACGTAAGATGAATTTGTTAATAAGTGGTCAGAAAGTGTTGTAATTCCTGACACATCTAATCTATTATTTAATGATACATCACCATGAACTCTAAGTTGATTGCTAAGATCAACCGATGAATTAAAAGAAACATCACCGTGAACTCTAAATTGCCCAATAAGGTCTAATGATGAATTAAAAGAAACATCTCCGTGTACGATAAGATGGTCTTCTATATCAAAATTACTATTAAAACTAGCATCACCATTGACCTCCAGTTCTTGTAACATAGCATCTTGAAAAATATTGTATGTTGTTTGAAAAACATGTTTTGGATTAGTGTAGTAAATTTTTCCATTGGTGTCTGTAATTAGTAATTTACCCAAGTCTTCTGCCCAACAAATGCTGGTAGATACTCTTGGTAAATCGTTAGATAGATCCCAATTAATTCCGTCTAAACTTGATATCATATGGCCGAATGGACTTTTATCACCAATAGCAACAAATCGTTGCAATTGAGAAATCCATATAACTTTATTGTATTTATCAATACTACTAATATTCCCACTATAGTCCCATATAAGACTATCTTTTTCAGCTTTGGCGGTAGCATAAAACCCGGATTCTCCGACAGCAACTATTCGTGATAGTTCAGGAGACCATATAACAGATTTAAATTGATTATCATTATCCGCAAGAATAATACCACTTATATCCCAATTTTTTCCATCTAGTGTAGACATATAAAACCCATGATAATCAATACCGCCATTAGGTGAATAAGAACCGACGACAATAAATCTTTTTAATTCGGGAACCCAAATAACAGAGGATAATACTTGTATATCATCATATATAATATTATTAGACCAATTAATTGCATCTATACTGGTAGCAGTAAAAGGAAGACTAGAATTACTTTTACCAACAGTTAAATAAATACCCAATTGAGGAGACCAAGCAATAGAGTTTAAAGTATTAACAGAAATAATAGTAGAACTAATATCAATATTATAAGAATCGCTAGAAATAGCAACATATCCATTATCACCAATAATTACAAATTTGCTTTGTTCTTTTACCCAAATAACTTGCTTTAATAGATTGGTAGATGTTGTTCCTGAAATGTCCCAATAAATACCATTGGTGCTACTAGCATAATAACCATTAAATCCTATTACCATAAAACGTCGTAATTCTAGAGAATTAACAATATCTGTAGTATTAGCGGCGGTTAATTCGGTGTATTTACTATTAGTATTTACAATTAAATTTTTATTAGTTTGGTCGGGTTGTTTTGGTAAACAATGTTTAGCAAGTCCAAAACTTCCACTGTAGTATATATAACTTAAATCTGTATCAATTTCTTGATAAGGTGATATTTTAAAACGTGTATTACCAGATACATGTAAATTTTGATTAAATAATACATCACCATATACATTTAAATTTTGATTAAATGATACATCACCAGATAAATTGAGATGATATCCTGTAATTTGATTAGTAAAATGCATATTTCCACTAATATTAAGAATTCCACTTACATCTACTTCTCTCAAATGACCTTTATGGCCAATTTTCCATATTCTATTAGGATTTAAAAATTCTATTGGATTTGAACTAGAAATTGAATAACTCATTATATATTATAAATTATTTTTATAATAAATAATAGACAAAATTAAATAAAATTACTGAATTCAGCAGCGGTAATTAAATTACCGGATAAGGTTTGAATAATTTTAGGTTTAAATATATCATCAAGATCAATATAACTGAAATCATTACCATATAAATCGGTTTGTATTTTACCTTTAAGATAAAAATTGATAGTATCATTAGCGGCATGCGAAATATCTACTAAGATTGTTTTGCTAAATACTCCATTTGTAAAATTTGCATTTTCATCACCAATAACATATTCTCTAATTAAATTTTCGCTAGAATCAATACCTAAATCGGTTATAGTAGTATAATAAAATAAACCAATTTTAAGGAATGTATTATAATAAGTTGATGTTAAATAATTAAAAGTGACAGAAAGTTGATAATATCCATTGGAATTTTTTGCTCTAAATGATAATGATATATCATTTATAATTTCATATGATATATCTGCGATGACTTGATCGCGTCTATTTTGTGCATTAATATCTTTTGTAATAAATTGTAAAACTTGAAAAGTAGAACCAGAAGTATCTCCAATAGATACTTTATTATCAATAGATAAACATTCGGTAGTTAATTTGCCGCCTACTCTTACATTATTAAAAAGAGCATCTCTATTTTGTAATAATATTTCAAAAATTAATTCTGAAAGTGTTAAACTTGCATCTGCTTGTCTAATTACTGTAGCATCTGGTATTGTAGTGTTATCATTAATTAATAAATTGCTTATTTGACTATTAATATTAGATTTAATAGTTCCTCGTGTGGATGAATATGCATTTGAGGGCATAGTTTTATTATAATATAATTTAATAAAAATATTAATTAAATATTAATTAATATGTATTTATAATCTTTCTATGGATGAGAATATAATATTAAAATTAAATAAATTATATGAAACAAAAAATATTCCAAATATAATATTTCACGGTAGTAATTTAACAGGAAAAAAAAGTGTATTAGAATATTTGATAAAAATGGTATATAAAACAAATGAAAACATAAGTAAATATGTATTAATTATAAATTGTGCACATGGAAAAGGAAATATAAAATTTATAAGAGAGAATTTAAAACATTTTGCTAATACTATAATAAATAAAAATGATAATTATTTATTTAAGTCAATAATATTACTTAATGCTGATAAATTAACAATAGACGCACAATCAGCATTAAGAAGATGTATAGAAATATATAATCATAGTACACGATTTTTTATTATAGTTGATGATAAATTTAAAATATTAAAACCAATTCTATCAAGATTTAGTGATATATATTGTAATAAAAAGATAAATATTTGTAGTGAAGAAAAAAAAAATTATGATTTCTTTTCTAAAAAAATTTATTATTTAAATAAATTTTTAGCTTTAGATGATTCAGTAAAAAATTCATGTTATGAAAAAAAAGTAATTTATATATTAGATTTAACAAATAAGTTGTATAATAATGGTTTTAGTGGAAATATGATACTTTATTATATAAAAAATAAAATACCAGATTGTAAAGAAAAATATAAATTTTTATTTGTATTAGATATTTTTAAAAAAGAAATAAGAAATGAATTATTAATAATTATGTTTTGCTTGAATTATATATATTTTCGTAATAATATTGATTTAAAAAATATTGGTTTTATTTAAATAATATGGATGATTATAATTTAAATACTATTACTGAATCTAAAAATGAATGGTGTGCTAGATTATTAAATATATTGACTCCGTGTATAATAGAAGGAATTAAATCAGTTTTTGATGAGTCGTATAAAATGTGTATGGATAATGATGAAGAAGAAAAATATTTAATGACATTTCAAAATCTATTAAATAATATTCCAAAATGGAGTTCTGAGATTGTAAATATTGAAAAAGATAGAATTCAAAATGCTTGTTGTTGTAATTATTTAGAAGATTTACTTACGTGTGTTCATATCACACAATTAAAATCTTTAACAGCATCTAGACCTGGATTAAAGCAAAAAAAAGTAGATATTGATATACCCAATTTGAATAGTTTTATTCATAAAACATATATAAATGTAGCAAGAAAAGTTTATATAAATGTTTATTTATTTGAAAAAGATATAATGCCATTACAAATTCAAAAAAATAACAGAGAATTAGAAATAATAGTTAAAGAATGTATTTTAAATACAATTAGGGAAAATATTCCGGTTGAAAATATATTAAGAATTTATTTAGACGAAACATTAGAAACAGATGTTCAAGTAGAAGAAACTAAAGAAATTATTGCAGACGAAGAAGCGATAAAGAAACAACAAAAAGAAGCAAAAGAAAAGGAATTAGAAATAGCAAAAGAAGAAGTTAAAGAAAAAATTGAGAAAGAAAATAAACAAAATTTAACTCAAGCAATTAAAAATGCAAATAAATCATTAAATACTGATAATGATAGTAATAATATAAAATCAAACAAAAAAGAAATTGAATTAGAAGCTAACATTGATATTGAAACAGACGATGAAGAAGAAGCAAATTCAAAATTAAAATTAGATAATAATCTGGAAGAAAAATTAGAATTAGATATAAAAACATTAGATAGTAATGATCCGGATTTATTAGATTTAGAAGTATTAGATATAAAAACCGACGATCAATCTATAGAATTAGATATAATGGAATTAAAATAAATTTTTAATTCGTTAATTTGATACTAATTCATTTATAATAGTAAATTATAAATGAATCAAATATTAACTTCATCAGTTATTAGTGTAATTTATTTTGTGTTAAAATTTATAGAAATGAGATTAATATTAAAAGAAAATAAACCGTTAAAAGATTTATTTAAAGATACTATTTTAGTTTTTATTTCTGCTACATTATGTTTAATAATTTTAGACCAATTTAATTTAAATGAAATAATAGGAAATCTTAAAGCAGTTCCATCTGTATTTGTAAGTAAACCAGATTTTTAAGTTAAAATTGGTAAATTATCTATATTAAAAATTACAGATTGATTATTAATTTTCTTTTTGGGAATTAAATATTTTTCAAAAAGAGGTTTTTTAAGAACATTTTGTGGTTTATGATCATGAACAGTTCTAGCAATCATTTTATATAATTTAAAATCAGGGTATCGTTCAGAACCATTATTTTTATATAATATATTTTTATTTGTGTCATCAAATACCCACGTAATAATAATTTTTTTAATAGGAGATTTTATTTTTTTAATTTCTTCTATATCTTCAATAAAATAATCAAATAAAGAACATCCTAATCTACATAAATCAAAACTATAATTTGGTTCTAATCTTGGTTTTTCATCATTAAAATAAGGTTCAGTATTATATTGTGTATGTGCATCACCATCGGCAGCATAACTATCACTACAAATTATATTACCTTTAAATTTATATATAGCTCTACCAAAATCTATAATTTTATATATTTTTCCAAATGTAGGAATTTTATAATGTTTGTTATCATATTTATAATATAAAAATTTTTTCTCGGTTGTATTATAAACAATATTATTACTATGTAAATCATTATGTGTAAAATCAAAAACTTTTTGATAAGTAATAAGAGAAAATAAAATTTGTGCAATAATTGATTCCCATTCATTGTCTTTTATTTTATTATTAATAACGTGTGAATCTAATGTATCATCACAGCATTCTAAAGCAATAGTTTGAACTGGAAATTTAAATATATTTGCATATATTTCTTCATTAATGGATGAAGATTCACTTTGGTCTTCGCTAGAATTATCTCCATTTTCTGAATATTCATTTTTACTTGATTCTGTATTTGAATATCTAGAAGAACAAGAAGATTCACTTTGTTTATTTGTTTTTATATTTTTTTTATTAATATTATTTTTATTTAAATCATGCGTATATTCAATTTCTAAATCCTTAGTTATTATTTGGCTTATTTCACTTAAATTGACTTTATTATCAATTAAATTATCTATTTGAAATTCTTCATCTAATATATTATTATTATCAATCACTAATGCTTGTTTATATTTTTTGGTATTACTAAAATAATTTTTAAAATTTTCTGTTTCTTTAATATTAAATAATATATTGTTATTTTTATAAAAAAAATCTGAATCGTCTAAATATTCCAAATCATCTTCTATATCAACTATAAAATTCTTTTTTATACCCAAAAAAGAACCATAATAATCAATTCCATTAATAAAATCGTATTTATTTAATAATAGACTTGATAAAAAAGAGAAAAATCCATCAGTATATGCTGAATTATTAGAATCTAATTTTTTTTTATTTACTTCTTCATTATTATTAAGCCTTGGTAAGTTTAAAATACTATAACTATTATCATATTTACCAATCATATATTTTATTGGATCCACTAATGGACTATATTTAAAAAATATTTTCTTATTAATTATATTATTACTATCATCTATAATTGTACCATTAAATTTTGAATAACCTAATTTTTCAGTTATAGAACAAAGTTTATAATTATTATTTAAGTTAATAGAATTATAATTATTTTCATTTAAATTAAAATAACTACCATAAATAGGTATATAATTTTGTAAATTCTCTATATCAAGTAAATTAGTATCGCACAATTCATTGAAAAGATCCATATTGTTATTTTTTTTGTAAGTTAATTCCATTTATTTAAATAATAATAAATATATTTCTAAATTCTAACGATTTTGTTTATTAATTTTTGCGTAAATAAAATTAAATATATATTTAGTAATATTTATTAACATATGACTTTTAAATTTAAATAATAAGAAATATATTTCTAAATTCTAATTATTTTATGATATATATTTATGCGTATTCAATGTAAATATATATTTAGTTATATTTATTAAGTATGACTTTGGAATTAAAAAAATTTGAAATGAAATCTATTAGTTTTAGACCAGACGAAAATAAAGGACCAGTTATTGTTTTAATAGGTCGTCGTGATACTGGAAAATCATTTTTAGTAAGAGATTTATTATATTATCATCAAGATATTCCTATTGGAACAGTTATTAGTGGAACAGAAGCAGGTAATGGATTTTATGCTGAACATGTTCCTAAATTATTTATTCATGAAGAATATAATTCAGTTATTATAGAAAATATATTGAAAAGACAAAGAACTGTACTGAAAGAAATCAAAAAGCAAGTAGAAGTTTATAAAAAATCTACTATTGATCCACGCGCATTTGTTATATTAGATGATTGTTTATATGATGCTGGATGGACACGTGATAAAATGATGAGATTATTATTTATGAATGGACGACATTGGAAAATGATGTTAATAATTACTATGCAATATCCTTAGGTATTCCTCCTAATTTAAGAACTAATATTGATTATGTATTTATTTTAAGAGAACCATATATTTCGAACAGAAAAAAAATATATGAAAATTATGCCGGTATGTTTCCTACATTTGAATCATTTTGTGAAGTTATGGATCAATGTACCGAAAATTATGAATGCTTAGTAATAAATAATAATTCTAAATCAAATAAATTGACTGATCAAATATTTTGGTATCGCGCAGATTCACATAAAAATTTCAAATTAGGGTCTAAAGAATTTTGGGAAATATCTAAATCTATGGATTCAGACGACGATGAAGAAATATATAACCCCAATAATCATAAAAAGAAAGGTCCTAAAATTAATGTTCGCAAAAGTAAATGGTAAATGGTAAATGGTAAATATTATATTGTCTTATTTATATTATGAATAGACCGAGAGAATATATGAGTATAGATTTTAGAAAAACTAAAGACCCCAATCATTTATTAACTTATTATGAAATTAATCCACCTCCTAATTTTATAAATAATCAAAAGGGTAAATCATATAATCATTTAGTTCGGGAAAATTTATTTACATTCATGAAAAAAAGTGATATTATTATATATTTAAATGAAAAGTATTTGGAATTAAAAAAAATAATAAAACAAAATTTTAATCGTCTATCAGTAGAAGAAAAAATATATACTATAAAAAATTTGGAATTATATAAACAAATATATGAGACATATAAAAATAAGCATATATCACAAACCATTAATAAGCATATATCACAAACCATTAATAATCAAATAAGTTTTCCAAGTAGAATAACTTCTTATGAAAGTGCTGCTTCACCAAAATATAAAAGAAAGAGAAAAACAAAAAAAACAAAAAAAACAAAAAAAAAATAATATAACGAAAAGTAAGTAAAAAAATTTGATTAATTATTAATATGTGCAAAAGCGAATATTATAATATATTATTTTGTAAATATAATAATAAATTTTTAGAAACATATAATAAACAAGCTTTTAAATATAATTTAAGAACAAAATTATCTCAAATTAATTCTATAGAAGACTGTATACATATATTACAATTATTTGAAACTATAGATGAAATGTGTGATAATATAATTAATATATTTCATAAATTTCATCCAAATGATAATGAATTGCAAAATATATCTTTATTATTTCAAAAATATCAACATTTTATTGATAATAAAGGTTATGCAGCAAACACATTATGGTTTTGTGTAATAATGTGGATAGATGAATTTGAAAACATAAGAAAAATAAATAATATAAATTCTGTCGTAATTGAAGACGATAATACAATTTAAATTTTACTTATTTTTTTTGAAATACATTTCATTTCTTCAATTTTATTATTTTTTTTATCATTTTCTTTATAATCATATTCACAATTATGTTGTTCGGGTAATTTATGTAATTTACAAAATTTTTTATTACATTTACAAGGATAATTTATTAATTTTAATTTATGATTGCAATCATTATAATCACAACAATTAATGTTATTATTTTTCATTATATAAATAATTATTATATTTTTATAATAATTATTCAATTTTTTTAATTACTTCTACTTCTATGAAATATACTTTTACTATTTCTTTGCGTTCTTCTATATATTTTATTTCGGCACCAAGAATTGATATATATATATATATATTCATTTAGATAATTATAATAATTAATATTTTAATCAATATTAGTAGATTCATTATTGGTTGTAACTGGTTCAGATACAGACTCAATGCCATCTGCGGGGGCAGTTAATTTTTCATTATTTTCTTTTTCATTATTTTCTTTTTCTTTTTCTTTTTCTTTTTCTTTTTCTTTTTCTTTTTCTTTTTCTTTTT